GTAGAGCCTACCACGGACATTCTGAAAGTGTGGATGCGCTTGATGTCGCCCTGCACGAGAGTCTTGCCAGACATTATGAGGCGGTCAACGACTTCGTTGCGCGTCCGGTCAATCATCCCGGCCAATTCGTAAATATCTCGGCCAACTCCCTTGCTGCCATGAAGCGTCCCGTTGCCTTTTTGGAACGAGAAGAACGATAGACAACTTTCAGTGGAGTCGAACCTATCGTCTCGATGAAAAATCTCTTGCATTTCGGGACCGGCAACACGGTAATGCGAAACCTTCCCGGAGACTTCGCGAGCCAGAAGTGAATACACCACGATGACGGAAGCGCCCGCCATGTAGCTTGCACCAATCGTAAGTTCTCGCAGCGCGTTTTGATACCACGTTTCCAGAGTGCCTCCGACGTTGAGCCGGTCACGTATTTGGATAGGTGACGCACGATTGATTGCGTCACGGCAGTTCTCCAAGGACCATCCAGCATCTTTGGCGGCTTCGGGGTCGTCTTTGATTTGGGCGAAAAGTTCATGGGGTAGGTAAACTTCTTTGAGAACGACTATCTGAGCCCACCTGACATCCGCCTTGGTCCCGTCCGCGACAAAAGATTCGTCCTGCTTGAAGTGCTTCGGGAACCAACTGTATTCATCCAACCACGCGCAGATGGTGTGTCCAAAAAGGGCGTTGTCGAAAGCGATGTCTTCAATGAGCGTCCGGAATCCTTTGCGAGCCCGGATTGTTTTGGTGATGATTTCACGGAAGCGTTCAGACTTTTGGGTCGCGTTCTGAAACTTGTTGGAAAGAGAAGCATTAGTGAAATACTTGAGCCCGTCGATGGCCGCGACAAACCGGGGCGCGACTTTCTCAATCATCGCAGGCAGCGGCTTCGTGGTGAAGTTCGAGCGCCAGCCAAAACCTTCGGCCTCCAGCTTGTAGGCGTCGTAGGGCCTTTCGGCGTTATACTTCGCGAGGATTCGGGAGTTGACGATGGAACGGTTACGCCCCGCCATCACAACGGTTTTGATGACATCCCGAGCCATACCAACGTCCGCAATGGACTTTTGGGTCGGCTTGCCGGATTGCAACCCAATCGCGGGCGATTGAATCACAGAGCCTAGATAATTCTGGGGGTATCCAGTATTGTTCAGGCTACTATAAGGGCCTCTATCTTGAGCCATACTCAACTAATAGTTGCGCGTTTGCGCCAGAGCCGCAACCAGCGTTTGTCTGGGCATTGTTCCGTCATCAGCATTATCTTGGCGTCAACCAAACATCCGCACCGGAGGCACTGACCATCTTGAAACTGCGGGCAAGGCTTGCATTGGTCGTATCTCTCCGCCTGTTCGCGGGGATTGCAGAGGGTCCGGTATCCCCGTAGCCTCGCCCACTTTAGCAAGACCATTGACTTGACGAAAGTGAAAATCATATCGTCCGTTTCCTCCAGCAATGCCCCGGCAGCGCGGGATTGTCTAACGTTGGGCGTTCGAGCCAGACTGCAACGCAATTGTCTTCGCCAGTTTCAGCGCATCCATGCAGTCTTGCGTCCTGCCTTGTGCGTCCGAGAATTTCTTTCCGAGCCTCTCCGAGCGCCTGCTTGCAGGAACCGCATCCTTTTCCGATTTCGGTATTGAGATGGCATCCCGCGCAAATTGTTGCGCGAGCCCGAGCCGTTTCTTCGGGCACACAGGGAGATTCGTTGTTCGCCCTCGCCAGCGCGAGCCACTGTAACACGCGGGACTTGAGTGAAGCGCGTTTGGTTTGTTCGGCGCGGACGCCGTTGTCGTTCCGACACAAGCCGGGGTCGCGAGAACACGCTTGGTCAACAACCTCCTGCTGCGGGTTTCCAGGCGGAAGTCCGGCGCGTTTCCGATAGTTGGCAACTCGCGAAACGACTCCTGACCAAGTTTGTCCAACAATCTTTGTCCCATCGGACTCTTTGAAATAGTGTCCACCTTTCGGATAAATGTTCGGATTGAGAGCGTTCAAAACAGTTCCCCCATTTCTGTCGGCAGTTTCATACTTTCATCGAGATAGTCATGCCGGTTACTTTCATCGATGCGAGCGCCGCCCGGATAGCGGGCCTCCATCCAAGAGTCATCGAGGTCTCCCGGAAGTTCTACGCTGTCGCCGCGCATAGAAAGAATCAAACCGGAGCCTTTCCGTGCGGCGTGAACCAAGAGAGTCAAAGAGTCGGCGTCATTGGGGGAACTGTAGCCGCGACTCATGTAATCGCGCTTTGACTCAACCTTAGTTTTTCCGCCCGAGGATTTGAAATTTCGCTGCGTTAGCTGCGGCGCGAGCTTCGCCAAGTCCATCGCGGGCGACAATAGAAAATATCCAAACTCTCCCCAAGCACGGAGAGCAAACCACAACTCGGTTGTCATCCGGTCGTATTGTTCTTTGCAAGTCTTGGTGTCTTCCGACATCAACTTTTCTTCGGACGCGGATTGAGAATAGTTCAGGTCGTGAATCAACTGAGACCACTCAAACTTTATCAGGTCCGCGGTGCCCGCGCCGTGCCCTGTTCGGTCACACGCGTAGAAATCCCCTTTGACTCCAGCCTTACGATTAAGGGAAATAATTGCCTCTTTCATAACGACTGTGTCGCCCTTTGGGAGAACGAATTGCTGCGTAGCCAGAAGACCCCAACGTGGTATGACTTGACCGGCGCGGTCTTTGAACATCACCGTCCGGCCTGCGGGAAATTCGATGGACGGCGGATACTTAATGCCGGTCGCACGTCCAAAAAGTCCGAGGGTGTGAACGGCTTCATCGCCGCCGTCGAGAGCCAAGTCAGTAGCAGCAACAGGGGAGGGGTCTTCATACCAAATATATTCGCCTTTCCATTTGGGAAACATTCCCGAGGGAATCACAGTTGCCTCGATACCGGTGGCCGGATACATTCCGCGCCCCATAGTCTGGTATCCTGGCGAGTTTCGTCCGCCTGCGTTCAGGGCAATAGCTTCGAGACCGGACCGAGTCTGGAGACCCGGAAAACGTATGCGCCCCTCAAGGACATTCTCGGAGCGTTCTCCATCGAGACGCAAAACAGACCACCCTCGTTTCGAGAGCCAGCGAAAGTGTTCATCGGGGTTGACGCCTTCCCATCCGAAACTGGGCTCGGCCCGCTTGCCCACTTCATCATACGGATTTGTTGGGTTGTAAGCGCCGCCGATTTTGAATCCCTGCGCCCCCTTTTCTTCGATTTCAGAGAGGACGTTGTCAACGTCTTTCCAGACGCCTTTCGCGATGTTCTCAATTTCGTCGAGGAAAATAAACATGCGAGACAGAGGGCCGAAAACAGGATGCGGAGCAGGACGAGGAATACGGTGTCCACCTTGGAGCCTCCCGGCTTTGATGTTATTTCCTTTCGGAATCACCACGCCCTTAATGGCCGAGGTTTGATTTCGTCGAGTCAAGCCGATAAACAACTCGCCGATTTCTCCAGGCATCGGAATTGATGCTTGGTTGTGAAGGTTGACCAAGTGAGAGAAAAGATTTCCCTCCAAGTGGTCTTCACTGGGACCAAGGACGCGAATGGTCGTGAAGCGCGGGTCTCGAATCCACTCCAAGAAAAAGTAAACGCCCGCCGAGAAAGATTTTCCCATCTTCGCTGCACCCTCGATTAGAAACATCGAAGATTCGTCCACCAAACTCCATACTTGCTTGACTGAGTTGGGTTCACAAGTGAACTGGTTCGGGGTCCACAACATTTGCGCCGCTTCCTCGCGCCCGTTGTTCTCCAGCAACTCGTGAAGATACGGAGTGAGAATCGGCCAAGCTTGCGCGGGGTCGTGAGAACGCACCTTGAATTGAACGCGGAAGAAGTCGGCAACCATAGCCGCAGCGTCAAGTGGTTTTTCAGAATGAAGAAGTTTCGCAACCTTCGCGGCGAGGTCTTTGTGTGGTCCAGGCGCGAGCATTACAGCGGCCTCCCGCAGTCGAGGACAAAGTCTTCGGTGGTCCCCTCCGGAAATTTTACGAGCGCGGCCTCGCGCCATCCCTTTTTACCGTGCGCCACAATCCGACGGGGACCGCGCCGGTAGGAAAAATTGATTACGTAGGGCGTCAGTTTTAGGGAACGCCCATGTTTTACTGAACCATTGAAAACAAGCCGGGGAGTCCAGCCGCGATTCTTCCATGAGCGGACCCAGACCCGGAGCAGGTGCGCCGAATCCTCAGAGTAGTCTGTGAATACTTTCACCAACTAACAGTCGCCCGAGTCCGGGCCAACTGCCAGCTAGTGCGCGGCGTCTTTCGCGATTTGGGAGAGGGAACGGACCTTTTTGCGGTCCCGAAGAATACTTCGGACGTTGTCCGCCGTCCAAAGTTTGCCGTATCGGGTCCGGGAATTGTTATCGTTTAAGCGTGAAGCAATCGACT